TATTCGTAGCCTTTGCCTCTACTAATTTCAATCCCATGCTCTTATAGTAATCCTCAAAGTCCCAAAAGGAAACCATGGTGCCGATGCATCCAACGAAGTCAAATCTGGTGTTTGCATACACCCTTTGCGCATGGCAAGCAATATGGTAAGCAGCCGAACAGCATTGCTCATACAGGGCGATGATGGGCTTCTCGCACTTTGACATGGTTTCCCCAAGCCGGTCAAGGTACCAAGCGTCACCGCCAGGTGAGTTGACGTGCAGGAAATGCGAGGTAATCTGAGGATTCGCTTCTGCAGCAAGTATGTCACTTTCCAATTGCTTTGTCGAGAATCGATAGCTGCTGTTAGCCGTGATCAGTCCAAAAATGCGATGGTAGGCTATGGAATCGTCTGGGAGATCCGGCGAAGAATAATCGCATGTAACGTTCAGGTCTTTGGTCGAAGGATCCTGGGCTATAGCTTTCTTTATTACCGCTAAGGATCTGGCGGTTTTCTCTGCGTAGGAAACATCATCGAACCCAAAGAGTGAAAGCCGTAATGGTTCTGTAACATCCCCTTTCGTTGCCACAATGTTTTTCAACGATGGAAAAGCGCACATCATCAGTTGCATATAACCGCTCCGTGAAATAAGAAGCGGCATGTAGGATAGAAGCAGTTGCTGTATTTCGTTCATGAACAAACAATTTATGCCCAAAGATACTTATATACAATGTGTGGGCAAAAGACTAAGACAAAGGGTCTTCCAGCATGGTACAGTCGACTATCAGCTGTGCTTTCTGCAGATGTGATGAGATGTGAACGCGAGCTGGGCATTCCTGAGATCCAAGTGCAAAGGAGGTACGGTCAGAAGCGGAAAGGGTAACGATTGCCTTTCTCGGAAATCTAAAATACTGCATGGCTTTTTGGTCAGGATAGTCTACGACAAAAGTTTTGCTACAATTCCAGGTGATGCCAGCATCCTCGTTGGAAACGTTAGGAGTGAACTCAAAATGGTCGGCCAAGAACTCAAATGGAGGAGTGCCATCAAGTGGGGATACTTTCAAAAGACTGGTAAATTCTCTCATATTCTTAATTTTTAAAGGACATAAACGATAGTTGGATATGTATTAATAATACTTAAATGAATGCTATTTTCTGTATTTTCTCGATCTTTTTTGCCTTAGGCGGTTGCGATAACGGTAATAGTTCTTCAGCAGTGCGTCCTCTGTGATGCTTTTCAAATGATAGGCACGCATGAAATCGTAGACGACATCAAGGTTCCGACGTTCCTTGCCAAACTCCTCGTTTTCGAACAGGGCACGGTGGAGTTCAAAGTTGAACATGCGACGGATACAGCATTCTACCTCATGCGCGCCTCTCGGTGAAAGGTAGTTGAAATAAGCAGGGTCTTTCCATGCCTGCCCATCCTCACGGCTGCGACATGGCAAGGAGATGAGAACATTGCCAGATTCTTCCAGAATCTCTGGCTGATTGCTCCGGCGGCGTGACATATTCTCCCACACGCAGTGATAAAGGTCGGCTGAGCATGGGATGCGCAGTCCTCCCGTGTGTGGGTCACGGCTGTATTTCGAATTTATATACTCCGCAAGATAAGGCTCGATTTTTACCGGGCAAACTTTTTTCAGGTACCTTCTTTCTCGCTCCATGTCTTTTCTCGATTTTTAGCTTTCTCTGTCTTCAAAAGAATTAGTTGTCCTGCAAAGCTACTGAAAATAAGGTGATTCGCAAAATTAAACCACGCAAAAATTTATTTATATAGAATAATTATTATTTATAATAGTACAAAAATTCCTCTGTTGGGTGGAAGGAAACGCAGTTGGGCATCCATAATGCCGGCATAGCTCCTGCCCGATGAAGGTTATCGTAGCGCACGATAACCTTGCCGTTCCCACTAAAGCAAGTAAGAAAGTGTCAATATCTTCAAACAGGCGTTGCGATTTGAACTATATTGTAAACATTATATCAATTTTTCTCTTTCTAAATCTCCTCCTGTTCTTCTCTCTACTTCTGAGTAATTCTGATTTCGTGAAATAATTTTGTGACAACGTTTCATTTGTGACAGACTTTGTAACTTGCTGATTATCAAATAGAATGTCCGTCACAATCTTCTGTTGCAGATTTTTGTTGGCAAAATCAAAAGTGCAACAAAGGCACCTAAGACTCTACCTAAAAGGCTCTGTCACAAACCAAATTATTTTTGTGACAGTTTGCAACGCAACTTTGTGACAACTTTGTGACACCGAAAACCCCGATAAACACTGGCTTTTTAACCTTTTCAAACTCTCTGTTGCAAAAGTCACAAAGTTTTGGAACAAAATTAGAAAGAGGACGGGGAAACGAAAAGCCACATTGTGGGCATGCTGTGGCAAGATGTAAATAAATCTTACTATGGCCTATTGGAAGTTTAAGACACGAAAAAAGGCGGGCTGCTGAATCACTCAGCAACGCCGCCCTGGCAAGCGATAAGATTAAAAAGCAATTAGAATGGGCAATCGTCTCCGGGTTGCCCGTTAGGTTTGTCGAAGAGATCCTGTTGTTTCGGCTCCTGCTTTGATTCCGGCTTTATCTCCTGTATTTCCTCCGGCTTGCTCTTCACATATATCATATCCTTGATTTTGCTGGTGCCGTCCGGCCCGGTCACGCGCGACTGGATGCGGCCAGAGGCGTTCTGCAGTTCCTTGGGATTCAGACTGTCGATCCAGGAGCGTGTGGCGCAGAATGCCTTGAGCTTCTTGTTAAAGCTCTGCATGGTGATGCGGTTGACATTGGCAAAGCGCATATAGTCGTTAAGCACATTGTCGCGCTCCAGCATTCTGTCGAGGTTGTCGCCTTCCGGCGAGAAATAGCCGTCGGCCCAGTCCTCGAAGTTGGCGCCCATATCGGCCTTGTACTTGCGCTGGATGATGTTCTCCATCGGCGGCTGTGGCTTGTATCCGGTGTCGGCGATGCTAAGATAGAACCGCGTGCATTGCAGCCAGAAGTTAATATCGTTGTTCCATTCCTCTTCGGTATAGTCATGCTCGTAGAGGGTCTTATGGAAGTCATCCCTGATGGAACGACTCTCCAGATAGTCGTTCTCCTCTGTTTTCTCGTGATACCAGTCGCTGAAGACCATATAGAGAGCACGAGCCTGGCTTGACGGATCGAAGTTGGTAGGCACGTAATTGGTAGTGAAGGCGAATTTGGGACTGTCGTCGAAGGGAATGGTAAACACGTGGTTATTCTTGGGGTTCACGGTAAGGTCAGAGGTAATGCTGTCATAGAATTGCCCAAGATCCATATATTGGTCACAGTCGTCAACGAGCACCATGTCGGTGAATTGAGTTACCTGCTCCAGAACGTGTGGGTCGTCCATAAGGTTTCTCTTACGTCCGGATAGCGAAACCGTCTTGCGCATCTTCTGTATGGTCTTGAAGAAGAAACTCTTGCCCGAGCGACCATTGCACTGGCCGTCCTCGCCAATCTTGTTGTCCATGGCCTGCGGTGCCCAGGCACGCGTCACGCTCTTGTAGCGGTGGAGCATATAACCCATGACGAATATCTTGTTGATGAGGTTCTGCTTCTGCTCGCAGATTTCCTCCGAGGTCAGCCCCTCGCCCTCGATGTCGAAGGGATGGTTTTCCAAATACGCTTTGGCTTCCTCCGGCCGGTCCTCGAAATTATACTCCGTTTCCTTGCGCCAGAACAGGCGGCTGGTGTTAATAAGGTAGCCGAAGAAATGGCTCTTCACATTATGGATGTCGATGTCGAGGTATTCGTGGCCGTCTTCGTCGGTGACCTTCTTGATATCGAACATCGGCTCGAGTTTCTTGAAACGGTGGCTGATGACATTTTCCTTCCACACATAGTTGTTGATGCCGCCTTGTCCGTGCTCATAGGCTCTGATGCCGTCGTCGCCCGGCGATGGCTTGTGTACATCGACGGTGGCGTTGTCGAAGAAGAAGAGCTGGCTCTGCGACGTGAAGTCGGTAAAGTCAAGTGTGACCTCGCCGAGACTCTCCAGGGCCGCACCTGACAGGCGGGGTGAGTTGAGTACCAGGTTGAGGATGTCGCGGCCTTTATGGTGGTCTATGACCCACTTGATGACAAACTGCCTGATCTCGCCTACCTTTATTTTCTTCACGACGTTGCCGTCGATATAGATATATTCCGGGTTGTCGCTGTTGTCATCTTTCAGCGCGTGGAATCCGTTCAAGGCAAGGAAATTGTAGAGGCAGGCCGTGTCGATCTCATATTTCTTCTTTCCGTCCTTGGTGAGCCATTCCACCCAGAATCTTGCGGGCAGGGCATTGGCCATGAGGTTTTTGAAGTCTTTCTTCTCTGATCGCAGTGCCATCCAGTCGCGCAGGTCCTTGCGGCTGTGGCCGCGGTTGTCCTTATATTCCGCGAGCCAGGATGGCAGCCATACCGTATGTATGTCGATGTAGGTAAGGGCAAGCTCCGTGCCCTTGCGTCGTCCGGTATCATCGATGTCCGGGATATTGTACAGGACTTCGACGTACTTCATGATCTCACGATATTCATCGGCTGACAATCGGTAAGTCTCACTATTGAACCATAAAGGATGATATCCCATCGACTGGCAGCACAGCGAATCGCGTTCTCCGGAGCAGATAAAGGCTTCAGGTAGTTTCTTCTCTTTGTAGGGCTTTTCGTCATCGTGAGTGCGTTGCCATTCCCTTTCCTCCTCTGCATTCATTTTGTGGTATGCGTCCTTCAGTTCTGACAGACCGTTGATATAACGCTGAGGTTTCTTCCCTGCAGGCGTATATGAGAAACGGAAGCCTTTCTCGCAGTTCAGTGGCTCGTAAACCTTATAGAACTTGATTTCTTCTTGACCATTTCCCCCTTCCCTAACCAAGCATTCACGCATGAAGATGGGATAGTGGACATTGGAGTATTTCACCGTTGCCTTGCGGTTCTTCACGTTGCTGATCCATTTCACCGAATGCCAGTGCAGCGTATCGACGGTTGCTTGGGTTACCTTAGGACCAAGGATACGAAGTTCATCCTCGGTAAACTTTTCATTGAGCTCGAAAGAGCGCGATCCGTCCGGCTCATCCTGCCTGGCATCGCGCTGGCGGATATCTGGCTTGTTGAATGTATGGTCAAGCTCGTCCTTCACTCCGTATTGGGCGGCAAGCTGCAGCAGTGCCTCGTTGAACTGGCTCTGTCGCATGCCTTTATAGTTCATGTACACGCTGATGCCGTTCTCGCCCTTGCCATCACCACCGAAGTCTGTCACCTGCCAGATCCTGCCATAGCTTTTTGAATCGAACTCACGCAGGTTTGCTGATGGCGTGCGCTCGTTGCGGATGGCAAAGTGTTTCTTCGTATTCACGCAATCCTTCGCCTGGGGATAGCAATCGAGGATGATGTCGAGCCCTCCGTGGGTGGCATTCAAGATATCTTCAACTTTAATCATAATCTTATCGTTTTCTCTACAAAAATAACTCACCGTCCCGATGGCGGAAAAGACTTACACCAGCAACGCATCAAGGTCGCGCTGAGGAATGCGCTCCAACTCATATCCATTAATGCTTTCTGGTTCTGAAAGACCATTTATTCCGCCGACCTGAATTACGTCAAAGTCATCGTCTTTGCTCCAATATGCAAGAGGCGTAGTTTCCCAGCATCGACCGTCTCCGGTGAAGACTACGATATTCCCTATGTGCCTATCATCGTTCTTGTTCTCAGGGTCATCATCCTTTATGGCACAGATGAAGATGTCTACTTCACTTCCTTTTGTCAGTCTTACTTCCAATTTCTCCAGACCGAGGCGGTCGATCTGCTTTTCCATTTCAGCTATTTTCATTCTTGTTTGATTTTGATTTTTCGTTATTCAACCTTTACATGGTTTTGTATTCATGCTTTCCCATGTCATTCATCTTCCGGAAATAGATCTTTCTCCGGTATGCCAAGCGAGCGGGCTATGACCTTGCGCTTTAACCTGTCAGGCACGGCTGATCCATTTACCCAACGGTAGACTGTAGCCAGCGTTACGCAGCACTCGTCTTTCAGCATAAGGATTGCGTCCTGCCTTTGGTTGGGCAGGGATTTCATGTAATCTCTGAATGTCATTTTTTTCTGTTTCTTCATTGTTATATGGAATAATTGTTGTATTTTAGCGATGTAAATATTTTGTATCGGTGCAAATATCGCACAATTATTTTAATTAAGCAAATAATTGCGTGATTATTTTTAATTGTCGCGTGAATTGCTTTTAAACTATAGTGGAAATGGAAGAATTGGAGACTGTTAATCAGAGAATCAAGTATGCAATGGAGCAAGAAGGGCATACTGTATCCTCTTTGGCAAGGAAATGCCATCGACCGGACAACACGATAAGGAGCGTGATCGGCAAGGAGAGAAACCTTCGGGTTGACGTTCTTGAGGATATCATCAAGGCTTTCGATGGCAAGTACGATGCGAATTTCTTCGTGATGGGGCAGCTGCCAACGCCCATGTTGGATGCAGACAAAGATATAAAGAAGCTGCACGCCATCATTGATCGTCTGACTCGGCAGAATGAACAACTGACAAACAGATTGCTCGAGCTAACACAACCTGGGAACAATAAAACGGTGCCTGGTGATACCGCTATACCCAAAGTAATGTAAGTATGGCGGTCGACTGATCATGTGCGGCAAGCGAAGAAAAAGGACATTTTATTCAAATAATTGCATGACAGAATCATGTAATTGTTTGAATGATAGCTTGTTAGCGCATGAAAATCTCGGTGAAAACTCGGAAAATAAAGCGTTTATTGAAATTCTTGGCCTATTGATTATCAGTGAGTTAGGTGTGATCAATCATGATCTCGGTTTTCGCCTAATCCCGACAGAGAGCGGCAAAAAGGGCATTCCTTTTTGCCGCTCTTTCTTTATTTGAAAA